GGATCAATGGGAGGTGGTAGAGCTCCCGGCCATATTTGAAGACGGCACTCCTTGTTGGCCGGAGTATTGGGCGCTTGATGATTTGCTTGCGGTTCGCGCTTCTATTCCACTAAGCAAATGGAATGCGCAGTACCAACAGAATCCTACGGGCGAAGAAAGCGCTATTATTAAACGTGAGTGGTGGCGGCTATGGGACAAGCCTCAAGTCCCTCAGCTAGAGTATGTCATCCAGAGCTATGACACTGCTTTTTCTAAGAAGGAGAGCGCCGACTATTCGGCTATTACGACTTGGGGGGTGTTTTACCCTAACGAGGGCGGCAGCGGTCCTAATTTGATTTTGCTAGATAGTGTCAAGGGTAGGTGGGATTTTCCCGAACTAAAAGACAAGGCGTTGTCTCTTTACCAGTTTTGGGAGCCTGACACGGTCATAGTGGAGGCTAAAGCTAGCGGGACGCCTTTAACCCAAGAGTTACGCGCCCAAGGCATCCCTGTTGTTAATTTTACACCTAGTCGGGGGAACGACAAGATTACCCGAGTCCACAGTGTGTCCCCTTTATTTGAAGCGGGAATGGTATGGGTGCCTGACGAGCCTTGGGCTGACGAGTTAGTAGAGGAAGTGGCGGCCTTCCCTAACGGGGAATTTGACGACTTAGTGGACAGCATGACCCAAGCGCTTATGCGTTATCGCCAAGGGAATTTTGTTCAGCTGCCTTCGGACGACTGTGAAGAGGAGGAGAACTCTGATAAGGTAAGAGTGTATTATTGACGCTAGAGTGGAAGGTCGGCGTATGAACCAAACTGCGGTGAACCTTGGGGCTGGCGGCGTTGTCTCATATTTTGAGGACGGCGGAGCCTCTGTAATTTTAGACCCCTCTTTGGAATATAAGCAAGAGGCTTTGGATGTTCTTGAAAATGAAACATTGGCGCCGGATCGCGGCTACCCTGCTGAGGTTTTGTCTGATAGAAGCTACACTAGTGGCTCAGTTCCTGAGGGAACGCGCCCTGGTGGCTCGCGACCGAGCTTACTTATTCCTCGACAAGGTAGGCCATTTTCGCAAGAAATAGCCGACAAGAGTCTATTTTTCGGCAAAAACCTTCCGACTACAGTAGGCAGCAGAGAAACCGCAGTAGGCGAGGATATTTTCAAAAAAGCTGGAATAGAGTCCGATGCCGCCGAGCTTTCCCAGGGCCTTGACCCGCTAGTTTTTGAACAGTTGAACGAGATTTTAGGAAGACCTCTTGAAGAGCCGCGCGCCCTTGCCTCAAGACCTCGCCGCAACTCCCGTAATTTCTTACCTGATCATTAGGAACGTTTATGGCAAACGGACAAACAAATGCCGGGCTAATGGATAGGAACGTGCCCTCTCAGTTAGATCCTGCGGACCTGTCTGCGGAAATAGAGCTAGAGTTGCCAGGATCCCAGAACGACCTTATGGCTCTATTTTCTGCGGAAGATGTGGGCGGAATTGAAATAATCGCGGAGGAGGACGGTGGGGTAGTCATAGACTTTGACCCTAGTGACCAAAGGGGTCAGAGCCTGGCTTTTGACGCCAATCTCGCGGAAGAAATCCCAGACCGCGAACTCCAGCGCATATCCTCAGATCTGTTAGGGGAGTTTGATGCAAACAAGTCTAGCCGGCAAGACTGGGAGGAAGCCTATTCTAAAGGCTTAGGGCTGCTGGGGTTCACCTATGAAGAGCGCACACAGCCTTTTTTAGGGTCTTCGGGAGTAACACACCCCTTGCTCGCGGAAGCCGCCACTCAATTCCAGGCCCAAGCCTTTAACGAGTTACTACCTGCGTCAGGTCCTGTTCGTACGGTAGTAATGGGGAAAAAGACTGCCGTAAAGACTCAGCAAGCTGAGCGTGTTAAGAAGTTTATGAACTATTACATCACTAATGTAATGGAAGAATACACGCCTGACATGGATCAAATGTTGTTTTTCTTGCCTTTGGCCGGCTCTACGTTCAAGAAAACTTATTATGATGAGACGCTAGACAGGGCCGTATCTAAGTTTGTCCCTGCGCAAAACTTAGTAGTCCCCTATGAGACGGCGGACCTCGAAACCTGCCCCAACATTACGCAAGTTGTGCGGATGTCTTTAAACGACTTACGCAAGCGTCAAGTAGCAGGGGTCTACTTAGATGTTGAAGTAATACCTTCTCAAAAGGAAGTTACGTCTCTTAGCGGAGAAATAGACAAGCTGGACGGGCAAGACGCTAATCAAGTTGATTACGACTGCACCATTCTAGAATGCCACGTAGACCTTGATTTAGAAGGCTACGAAGACGTTAACAGCGAAGATGAAGTCACGGGCATTAAAATTCCGTACATTGTGACTATTTCAGAAGACAATGGCCAAGTTTTGTCTGTCCGAAGAAACTATCATGAAGAAGACACGCTTCGTAAAAAGATCAGCTATTTCACCCATTATAAATTTTTACCTGGATTCGGGTTCTATGGGCTGGGATTAATTCACACCATTGGAGGATTATCTCGAACAGCTACTTCGGCGCTTCGGCAGTTAATTGATGCCGGCACGCTATCAAACCTTCCTGCAGGATTTAAAGCAAGAGGCTTGCGTATCCGAGATGATTCGACGCCCCTTCAACCCGGTGAGTTCCGTGATGTAGATGCCCCCGGAGGTGCTATCCGCGACAGCTTAATGCCTTTGCCGTTTAAAGGCCCCGACCAAACGTTGTTCCAGCTACTCGGCTTTGTAGTAAGCGCTGCCCAACGTTTCGCCACTATTACCGACCTTAAAGTAGGGGACGGGAACCAACAGGCGGCGGTAGGGACTACGATGGCAATGATGGAGCAAGGTGCCCGAGTAATGAGCGCGGTCCATAAGCGGTTACATTATGCGATGCGCCAAGAATTTAAGATTTTGGCAAGAGTGATGTCTGAAAGTTTGCCTCAAGAGTACCCGTATTCGGTGCCTGGGGGAGACGAGACGATCATGCGGGAAGATTTTGACGATCGTGTTGATGTTATTCCTGTGAGCAACCCTAATGTATTTAGTCAAGCACAGCGCATTATGCTGGCTCAGACAAAGATGCAGCTAGCTATTCAAGCGCCTGAAATACACAACATCCATGAAGTTTACCGCGACATGTACGAAGCGCTAGGCGTGACCGACGTGGACCGCATAATGAAGTCGGTTCCCACAGAGGACCCGGTGCCCTTGGATCCTGCTCAAGAAAACATTAATGCGCTGGACATGTTGCCTCTAAAGGCTTTTGAGGGCCAAGATCATGAGGCACACATAAAAGCGCACTTAGTTTTTGGGGCTAGCCCTCTTGTAGGGGCTATGCCTCCTACTGCCCTTACTTTACAAAAGCATGTTATGGCGCACATTCAAGTAGCCGCCCGCGAACAAGCTGCGGTGGAGTATCTAAAAGGGGTCCAGCAAGCCGGAGGCAAGCCTGCCAATGAAGCGCAAATGTTAGAAACCGAGCGCTTAACGGCACAACTTATCGCGCAAGGCATGCAAAGTGCTAAAGAACTGTCTTCGGAGATATCAGGCGCGGGTGCCCCTGATCCTTTGGTCCAGCTAAAGGAAAAAGAGATTCAAGTTAAGTCAGAAGAAGCTACTGCGGACAACCAAATTGACCAAGCAAAGCTTCAATTAGATGCACAAAACCAAGAGATGCGGTCGGAGCAGTTTGGGAAACGAATTGCCGCTCAAGAGCGTCAAACCGCCGCCCGTATACAAGCCGCAATGGACCGAGAACTTGTTAAACAGCAGGACAATTAATGAAAAATCGCAAAATAAAAGTATCAGGGTCTGCCCCCAGCACTCCTCCTAAAGCAGTGGGCTATGCTGAAATTAAGGGCCAAGGTCGCATTCCTTATGGTAAGACGGCTGCCGCCCCTGTAGCAGGGGGGCTTACAAACTTCAGTAATACTCCTCGTAAAATTAAAACTCGTGGAACAGGCGCTGCAAGGCAAGGGCTCTTCCACCAAGGGTATTAAAGCTCTTTTTTTTAGGGAGTGAGGTAAAGACAATGCTGCAAGCGCTAATTGGCCCTGTAGCGGGGTTGCTTGATAAATTCATAGAAGACAAAGACCAAAAAAATGCGTTGGCGCATGAAATTGCCACGCTCGCGACACGTCAAGCTCACGAAGCTTCTATGGGTCAAGTAGAAGTGAACAAAGCAGAAGCGGCGCACAGGAGTCTTTTTGTCGCAGGATGGCGCCCTTTTTTAGGCTGGGGGTTAAGCTTTGCTATGATATGGCATTTTGTCTTAGTTCCGCTCCTTACCTTTGTTTTTGCTTATTCAGGCATAGAGGCCCCCGCGCTACCGGTCTTTGACATAGATAGCCTTATGACCGTTTTATTGGGAATGCTCGGGTTGGGTGGTTTAAGATCTTACGAAAAGATAAAAGGCGTAACGCAGTGACATTTAAGCTTTCACGAAGCAGCCTAAATAAGCTAACGGGGGTTCATCCTTTGTTGGTAGAAGTAGTAAAGACCGCTATCAAAAACACTACTGTCGATTTTGGCGTTATTTACGGTGTCCGAACTGTCTCGGAGCAAAAAGCACTATTTGAAAAAGGCGCTTCTCAAACCATGCGAAGCGCTCATTTAGTGCAACCGGACGGCTATGCTCATGCGGTAGACCTTATGGCATATGTAGGTTCCCGGCACTCTTGGGAGTTGTCGTTGTATGACAATTTAGCCGATGCCATGAAACTTGCAGCAAAAGAACATTCTGCCCATATCCGTTGGGGAGGTGCTTGGACTGCCGACGACCTTCGTAAATGGCCGGGCACTATGGAAGCCGCGATGAACGACTACATTGATACCCGTAGATCTCAAAAAAGAAGGCCTTTTATCGACGGCCCTCACTTTGAGCTAAGGTCTACAGGTTCCGCATAGTTTTTTATTTTATCTAAGTTTCTCTTTTACTTTACTAGATGTGGTAGGATTATATGGGGTAATATTAGGCCATAGGAGGCTCAAGCTTGGACGAAATTCATGTTGCTGAAGCTGTTTTCAAAATCTTGAGGGATAGACGGCAAGGCGTGGTTGATTTGATGATCTACGGAAACGTCAAGTCTATGGAACAATATCGTGAGTTAATGGGACATCTAGAATGCCTTGCTCATGTGGAACAGGAACTCAAGGTCCTGCTAGATAAACAGGAGCAATCCGTATGATCAGCGACACCAAAAAGAAAGATTTTTCTTCCGAAAAAATAGCGGTGCTGGGTTCGGCTAAGCCCTCTACTTTTAAGAAAACAGCCAAAGAGATGGCTAACGAAGTACGCGCCCAGCATGCCGCAGCCAAAGCTCAGGAAAAAGCAAAAAACCTCGCGGAGGCTTATGAGGACCAACCCCGCCTTAATCCTGATGCCATCGGCCAGACGTTATTGAACCGAATGCCCTCTCCTACGGGGTGGCGAATTCTGATCCTACCTTACAAAGGTAAAGGCAAGACGGCAGGGGGTATTTTCCTACCTTCTGAGACGGTAGAAAAGGGCCAGGTGTCTACGCAAGTGGGCTATGTACTGAAAATAGGGCCTCTTGCCTACCAAGATACTTCAAAATTTCCTACGGGCGCTTGGTGTAAAGAAAAACAATGGGTACTTTTTGCTCGTTATGCCGGGTCTCGCTTTCAGATAGATGGTGGAGAAGTCCGAATCCTTAATGATGACGAGATTTTGTCAACTATTCTGGATCCAGAAGACATCCATCAACTAAGCTAAGGGGAGAAACATGTCTGATAACAACACAGTCGAGTTAGATGTTGGAAGCGCGGTAGAAACCGAAGTAGAAATCTTAAGCAACCCTTTGGCAGGGGAAGCGGAGGAAAGCACTACTGAAGATCAGTT